TTAAAGGTTTCGTTGTAGTATTGTTCTACTTGGTTATAAGCCATAAGAATATCTGATTCTAATGCTTTGTGTATACATTTTTTAGCAAAAGCAATCATCTGCTCCTCCTCCATTTCTTTGGCTTGGTTAATAGACTTTTTTACATCATCTTGGTCGCTCCAATGCAAACCATCTATGTGTAAAGCACCAAGTTCTTTTAACTCTTCTAATAAATATTCTACTGCTGTTTTCATTGTTCAGTTTTTTCAAGTTCTGCGAGTAATGCATCTGCAAATTTTACAGCATCAATAGAGATTGAACTATAATTAGGACCGTATTTATGGGTAGTTGCTAATAAACCCTGCATTGCCAATCCTGCAAAATACTCGCGTTTTGTTAGGCCGTGAAAATAAATCTCTCCATCTTGTCCAAATTCCATTTTTTGAGGATATACTAATTGATTTGCTTTGATTTTAAAGTGAGAAATCGCATTTTCCATTTCTTTTCTAGTTTCCATTTTATCTTGATTTTAGGGGTTACACAATTACAGTCAATTCATCAAACGCCTTGTCAACCTGCAAGCTAATCACTTGGCAGTCCGTTTCGATTATTTCAACAATGCTTTCACGTGCGTCAATGAATACAGGTGCAAACATTTCGAAATGGTAGTTAAGCGCGTTGATTACGTCAAGGCCAGCGTTTATTTTCATGGCTGTGTTTAGATCGTTGTAAGGCGTTCCGTTTACAGTTGCCTCGCACGTTGGCGACAAGCCTCCGTTGATTTGCTCATCAAACATTTTCCACTTGACAATAGCAAACTTCGCGTTTACTCGGCTCTCGACTAGCTCAATGTGTGCTTTTTCGTAGGCATCAATTTGGAAGGCTACGCGCTCTAGGCTTGCAATTTGTTGGGCAAGTGCGCGCTTGTTTTCTGATAGTATGTAAATACGTTTTGTTATATCAGAAATATGGCTTAGCTTGGCAAGCGATGCTTCAACCTCTTTGATTTGCTCATCGAGTTGCTCGCGCTCTTGTTTCAATGCGTTGTTACAAACCGCCTCAGGTGTGTAAGGCTTATGTGTGTCGATAGCGTTTTTCAATGCAACCATGTCGGGCGTGTCGCTTGGCTCTTGCTCGACTACAAATGAGGCCTCAACTTCTTTCAAGTAGGTGTTTTTCGTCTCGATGTCGTTAGCTATTCGGATCAATGTGAGGTCAAGAGTTTGCGCCTGGCGTTGCTCAGCCTCTTTGAGTTCTTTGATGTCGGTAGCTTCTTTGAGTATTTGCGCTATTGCGTTGGCTCTAGCTACATTGAACTTTTCGAGTTGCTGCTCTTCGTTGTTGTCCATTGGGCGGTGGCAACATGGGCAGTTTTCAGCTACAAACGTAAATTGCTCGGCTTTCTTTTTAGTCCATGCCTCTTTGAGTTTATCAGATGCGGCTTGGCGCTGCTCGATTGACTTTTCGAGTGCTGTAAGTTTTGACTTTGTTTCAGCCTGCTCAAACTCTAGCTTTTGGATTTCTAGGCGCAAATCTGACTTGCGTTTCTCGTATGCCTGTGCTCGGTCGTTGTGGTCTTTGAGTAGCTCGCGTTTTGCCTTGCTTAGCTCATCTTGCCATTTGTAAAGCTGATTATTGCTATCAATGACCTTTTGTTGCTCGGCTTTGTTCTGCTCGGCGATGTCATCGAGTTGCTTATTGATTTGCTCTTTAGCGGCGTTTAGTTCGGCTTTCTTGGCGTTTAGCTCAGTAGCATCCAACTCGGTTACGGTCATGCTTGTGAGCTCTTCAATCTTTGGCGCAATGCCATCTAGTTGCTCCTTTAATCTTTTGCGTTCCGATGCGATGCGCGTTTTTTCGTCTGTGAGCGACTTTCTTGCCTCGAGTAAAGCAAGTAGTTCATTTGCTGATTTAAATTCGTCAGGCGTAAAATTTAGCACGTCTTCGGGCGTTGTATCACCTGCAATGGATGTTAAAATCTCGCGGCGCTCCTGCCATTTCATTTTATCATTGAAATAAAGCGGCGAGCTGATGACTTTTGCAATAGTGTCAGAAATCATGCCTTTGACGTATGTGTCAAACTCTGATTTGCTTTTTGGTATTTGGTCGATGAAATACTCGGTTGTGTGGCCTGTAAGCTCTTCATTCTCATTGCCGCGCTTCTTTTGCCACTTCTCTTTGTAACGGCGCTCTAATTGAATAACATCACTGTCTAGGATAAACACACCGCGCACGCTAGCAACTAGGTTGTGAACGACGTTTCCGTTTTCATCTAGGCGCTTAATGCTGAAATCTTGTTGATCGTGTGAGTTCTTGCCGTAGAGTAACCAGGTGTAAGCATCAAAGATTGTGGATTTACCTACGCCGTTGGTTCCGGCAATGGTGGTTTGTTGTGCGAAATCAATCGTTAAGTCGTTGATTTTCTTAAAGTCGCGAATGTGCAACTTGCTTAAAATTAGCTTTTTCATTGTTGTTGTATATTGGTTTTGAGTGTAAATATAGGTATAATTATTTATAGTTTGTGCAATTATTTTACCATTGCATCCCATTTTTGCAAGCGTGTTTAATGGCTTCGTGAGCTAAATAGTGCTTTTTGCTTGCCATGATTTTAGGGATAACTCCGTCTTGATTATTGTGCGCCTTTTCTCGATAGTAAATATCGGCAGCGTGAGTTGTTAATGCCTCACGCTCGGCCTTTGTCATAGCCCTCCAAAACTTATCGGCTATCGCCTTGGCTTCAAACATAGTTCCCATCCATTCGTTGAACTCTAAGCTATCAATGTATTTTTGTTTGGCGCGTAAGAAAAATTGCTCCTCAGCTTCATCCTGTGCAACTTGTTTTGTGTTTTCGATGTGCTGCTGCAATACAACCTGTTTTAACATTTGCTTGGTGGTTATGTATTGGCGAATGGGGGTCATAAACTCATCAAGTGTCATCTTTTGCCCTGGTATCTTTTGCACAGGTGTAAACTCAAAGCAAGCCGTTAGGTCATCAATCGAAAGCGGTTCTCGTGTGTTGAGCAAGCTCTCAATTATCGAGCTCAAAAGTAGGTCGGTTATCCTGTCGCTCTCCAAGCCGTAACGTATCTCCAATGTTTTCAGGATAAAACGCTGGGCTGCTCCAATCGAGTTGCTCAAGTTTTCCGAAGAACTCTTCAGAATTGATTGGGCCTGTTGCGTGCTCAAGATAATATTCCGCGATTTCAACTTGTCTAGTATTGAATGTTCCGAGCCGCTCCAAATTTCGTAGAGTTTTTCTGATGAAAGCGTGAGGCTGTTGTTTTGGTGTTCCATTTTGTTGGGTTTGTGGTTTGGTAAAAGTTTCAGTTATTATATCGTCGTTCCAAGTTTTTTGATTTAGGTATGTTGAGGGATCTTTACGAAATTGCCTATCGGGTTTTGATGCTACGTACTTTGGTACATGATCCAAAATCTTTACGACGTCCTCGTTTTTAAGTTTCATGAATTTTGGCTTTGCAATATCCTTACCTACTTTTTTTCCGTAGGTTTCCCAAAACCAATCGAATTGCTGTTCCCTCAAATTGACCTCATCTAAAACTAATTCACTTTGACTAATGGAATCCAATTCTTTTTTTATCCATTTTTTTATGTTATCTGTTATTAGTTTATAGTTATTAGTTATTAGTATATCTATCTTACCAGTTAGTAGTACACTTAGTTGTTCACTTAGTTGTCCGGTTAGTGGTACAGTTAGCGGTTCACTTAGCGGTACAGTTAGAGGTTCACTTTTGGACAACACCAAAATGGATATTTGAGGCGCTTTGTAGTCGTTTTCTCCTTTCTTATATTTGATTAATTTCCAACTTTGAAGCTCATTTAGGCATTTATAGTAGGTTGCTTTACTACCAATGCAAGCGCCTGCCATTGCCAAATCGTATGGAAGTTTAAACCATTCACTCCAATTACTCCGGTTGTTTTGGTTTATAAGGAACATATAAAGCGCCACATGGCTTTTATTTATCTTGTTTGGATTCTCGTACACAAACGAGTAAAACGCGCTTATTTGCTCGTAAATATTAATGCGCGGCTTCATCTTCTATAAGTGCTATTTGCTTTCGCAATTCTTTACTCAATTTAATTGCAGTTGCTTTATCTAAAGAAACCCAAATTTCAGGGCACGCATATTGCTCTATACTGATATAAATTTCATTTTGATCATTGCAAAAACAATTGAGGTGCCGATTTTTGGAATTAGATTTTTCCGACCCGGCAAATTTTATTTCTACCATTTTGGCTATAAAGGTTTATGTAAACCAGTAAACTTTTGTAAATGAAAAAGCCCCAACAAATCGGCAGGAGTCTCACGTCTGCGTCATTATTAGGGCCAATAATACCTTTGGATTAACTATGTTTGAGACTCTAATCCGTTCACAAATATACTAATCTTCTTCAATACATGGCTTGCAAATTGTAGAATTTGCCAATTTTATCAATTTTCTGAACGCTATTTTATGCGCTCCATTCCTTAGCACAGGACGCTGATAAACTTTATACCTTCTATACATTGCTCTGGACAATTTCGTGAGCCACTCCATTGTGATATTCTATTCGCTTTTCACGTCTATAATTTTGTGAATACACCTGAGAAAATGTAGCAACAAGAGAATTTGAGTTCGCGTTTATTGTTTTGGTCTCTTGGCTTACTCCACTCAAAATTTGCTGTTTTACGTATGTTATGAGCGTGTCTAGTGTTGCCTCATCAAAATACTCCAAAACGATTGTAGCGCGCTTCATTCTGCCTTTAGCGGTTAGCTTTACGGGTTCTTTGTAATCTTTTTTCATGACTTCACTTTTAAGATAAGTACTGTTTGTTTTTTGTCTTTGTAACGCGTTCCGACTACGTGGATAAACTCACGATCATTCTTTGCATTGCGGCTTTTGCTGATATAATGGATTTCGTCAAAATGGTCCAGCGTCAAGCCTTCAATCATATCCACGCGCTCACCTGCTAAATAGCCGTGCAGCTCGTAGTTATCAGCTTTGAACCATTTGGGCCCGTAAGTGAATTGCGCGTCAACAATGCGGTAAGGTTCGAGGCGCTCGGCGCGCTTTCTAATGATATGTCCTAACATGATGCGAGTATTTTGATGGTTAACAATGTGGCTAGCAATAAAATGCAGCCAATAAACAATGCTCTTTGTTTTTCTATTTTTCCCATGACTAAAAAATTAGATAACCGATTGCAATGCCAGAAAGCGTGTGTAAAATGCGGAAGTAAGTTTCTTTTTTCATGGCTTCCCGAATTTATCATTATAAACGTGCTCGCAATACTTTGTGTAGCTTTTTGGCAGCTCGTAGCTTACTTCTTGATAGGTTTGGTAATCAATCGTGTTTGCGTCGATTACAGGGCGCTTATTTGTGGCTACTAAGTAGCACAGGAATATTGCACCGGCAATGAATACAATCGCGCCTCCAATAAGGTCTTTTTGGTCTTGGTTTAGTTTTGACATACTGAATAAATTAAAAGTATTGATACAAAAATGATTAAGAACAAAGCGCTGTAAAAAGTAGCCTTGTATTTCTCTTCTAGTTTGCGGCTCATAGCTTTGTAATTACCTGGTTTAAACTTCTAAGGAATTGCGTTTTTTGGCGGTTCCAATCCCGCACCTCATCGCTCATTCGCTCGCGAAATAGTAACGGCAATGCGTTGATTTTACTTATCTCATTATCGCATATTTCGACTTGGCGAATTAGGTAGCTGGCTGAATCAATGAGCGGCTTTACGCGGTCGATTGAAGGTAGTTGCTCTTGTGTTTCTTGGGTGTAGATTGATAGCTCTTTTAGCTCATTCCACATGGTATTGGCGTTAATCATGTTGCTGTTTTTAATTGGTTTACAAGTGCTAAATTACTATAAATATTTATAGTTGCAAATATTTTATGAAAAAAAGTGAAAATATTTTTTGCGGTGTGGTTTATTTGACTTGTATGAACGCAAAAAAAGGCACCCTCGTTTGGATGCCTTTCCTGCTAAAACCAATGCTTTGCTATGAAGCGCGCCCGATGCTTTCAACTACCCGACGCGCTCATATACAACAACGGGTTAAATTTACTCAAATTCATTGATTAGGCAATAGCTCACAACTTTTTGTGGCTTACACATGGTTATAATGCGCTTATATGTATTCAAGTCGTTGACTACTTGGCAACCAGCAGACCACCAACCGATGACGTTTGTTTTTGGTGCGCTGGGCTTGTATGTGTTCGGGTGAAAGTTGATGCCAAAGTAACCATGATCTAAAACTCCCTGCTCTTCGCTGTCGTCATCCTTATCAGTATCGCGGTAAACTTCGACCTCAGCGCCGAGCTGGAGTAACGCATCTACTTTACCTTGATGCTTTCCAAAGTGCCACACGTTGTAATACCATTTGTCGGCATTTAATACGGCCGCGCCTTTCTTATTTACCTTTTCAAACTGCATGAGCGTTGGTGTTCCGGGGTTGGTTGTGCCTGATGTTACCAAAACGAACTGCTCACCTAGAAATAGATAAAACTTGTCATCAAATCGGTTAGGTGTGTCCTCATTTGAGCGCACGCCTAAAAGCCAATATTCCTGCGGATAGCCTTTGAATCCGTCGATTTCGCGCACTTTCTCTAAGAGCTGCGCTGTTGTGTAGTTTCTAACCATTGTTAATGTCGTTAATTGCTATGTATTTGTGTATTCTCCAGCTTATCCACCATGCAAAAATTATAATTGCAAAGATTGCAAGCCATTTCATGCCATCTGCAAAGCCGTTTTTATTTTCGCTTTGGGTTCTTTTAGTCTTATGCTTCTCTTTATGCTTGGTTTCTTTCGCCTCGATTTTCTTCGTTTTAAGCGCGTTTTTCAGTTGAGCCTCATACATTGCACGTATTTGTGCTAAACTATCCGCAAATCGCCTGTTATCGAACCGATAGCGCCATTTGGGAATGTACACGTATTCAGTTCTTACAACTAAAGAGTCTTTATATTTAATTACGGGGTAAGGCTTGCCGTCTTTCCACATGGTGTCCACAGTGGCAACCTTGAAAGTGTCCACATGGATAGCGTGAACGTAGCCTTTTTGCACGGCTTTGTCATGCAAACGAGTTGCCGAGCATCCATAAATAAAGTAACTCCACAGCATAACGAATGCTGCGTAGATTGCAAACCATAAAAGAGTGTATTTAACAGGCCTCATCGCTCTTAATTGATTTATTCCATACGGTCATACCGATGGCTGTTGCCGAATATGTAAGCAAGCCTACAAAGACGAACTCATGTACTTCAAATTGCTTGCCGTACAAAGGTAGCAAAGCGTAAACAATAGCCGCCCAAAATGAAGTAAACGCGCCGAGCCGTTTAATCGACCATTTGCCGCTAGGCTTGAGTGTATCGTTTATAATCTTCCTCATGCGGAATAATTGCGATTAGTTTTTCGGGTAGGTAAACAGAATCTTTTGCGTTATCAGCTCGCAACTGAACTTCATAGCAGTCTACTAGCATGGCGCGCATTTCTTTGACCTCTTGTTGCAGGGTGTAAACCCACACAACGAGTAGCCCTGTAACACCGTATTTTTTTATGATGGTAACAAATTCAGTCATTACTCCCCTTTTAGTGCTTTCAATTCAGCGTACAAAGCGAGCAACTCAGCTTCTTTTTGCGCTACTAATTCTTCGGCGGTTGGTTCGTCTACTTCAACCAACTGAACCTTCACAAGCACTCCACTCTCATCGTAAAACTCTTCTTGTATTTGCGGCATATTTTTTTAGTTTACTCTCATTAATAACATCGGGAAAAAAGATAACTGAGAAGCGTTAGATCCTGGTAATGGATTTGGCTCAGTGCCTGGTACATATCCACTAAAAAACCAACCATTCTGCATTGCTCCTGAAAATGCGTTACCGCTAAAAGTCAAAATATCACTTGCCTTATATACTCTATACTGACAAGCACTTGACTGATTGAATCCAATCCAATACACAGTGCCTGCCGTAAATGTAAATGTAGCTGCTTGGTTTTTTATGCCTGTCGTTGCTGTTGGAATCAATGGCGATAAATACAATCTATTAGTTGGCTTCATAGCTGAATTAGACCAAATTGATATAGTTGCATTTGAACCTGCTACTGCCGTTGTTACGTTAAATGAGAATTGATTTATAGTGAATGTATTAGCAGGAATAAAAGGTATCATTATGATATTATTCGCTGAACCATATCCGTTGATACTTGTTTGCTCACTTGATATACTCATATTAATGAGTTGACCTGTTGCAGGAGGTATTAAAGCGTGAATACCAGCTCCGCCGCCACCTACAACTAAATCTCCACTTCCGAGCAAAGAATTACCATTAACCGTTTTGATATTCGTGCCGCTAACTAAAGTTGGTTGAACTGCTACGTTTCCGCTTCCAAGTAGTGAAGTAGAGTTTATGGTTTTGATGTTGCCGCCACTAACTAATTCATCTTGTTTAGTAGCAAAATACTGATAGTCCGTTGAGCTTAAATATCCATCCGAAAATGCGTTTGCTTGTTCAATACCTACATTCAACTGTCCATTAGCACTAATGTATCCATTGATTGGATAATTAGATGCATAACTTCCTACTTTATTATTTAAGGCAGTTTGCGTTGCTGTGCTGATTGGTTTGTTAGCATCGCTTGTGTTGTCTACATTAGCAAGTCCAACAGATGCCTTGTCAAGCGTTTGAAAAGTCTTATCACCTCTAAAGTATTGCGCAGTTGTGCCCGCTGTGATTGTGTTCTCTTTGGCATTTAGAGCCGTTTGCGTAGCGGTTGAAATAGGTTTGTTCAAATCGCTAGTATTGTCTACGTTACCTAGGCCTACGTCCGACTTTGTTAGGTCAATGTTACCCGGACCGAGTAGGCTTTGCCCTTCTAATGTCTTGATGTTTGTGCCGCTGACAAGTTGCTCTTGTTTGGCATTCCAAGTTGCAGCGCTAGAAATATAGCTATCAGCTAATTCCGTTGTTAAATGCAACTCATCCAATAATGTAACACCGCCCGTGATGCTTGCGGCGTTTCCGCTTCCGCTCGTTTTTACAACTTTTAACGCTTCACCTGAGCCGCTCTTTGTTATCATTGCAGCATCTCCACTACCGCTCGGGTGATTTACTATTATATTTTTTGCGCTTAAAGCGTGTATACCTAAATCAACGTTGCCTGTCGCGCCAGTATAAGGAACTAAACCTGTTACGCTTGGAATGGTCGGCTTGTTCAAAATCTGCGCATCGCCGCTTATGGCATTCCAGTCAGCGTTAACATTAACCTCGGCGCCCGCTTGAATACCTGCGAGCTTATTTTTTTCAGCTGTGGTGTAATCGTTTGTTGAAAGGCCTTTACCTGTTACTTTGTCAACCTTGTTATTTAAAACATTGATAAGGTCTGTTTGGTCGGATAGATTTCCTGTGATTGCACCCCACACAAGGCTAGGCATTACACCTCCTAATTGCTCAAATGACAACGTTGTATCATTCCAATAATAGGCGCTATTTGTGTCCTTTGCAATGTATATTGTTTTCGCCAGTCCTGTCGCAGGAAAAGCCGAAAAATTTGCAAATACTTGTATTTGACTATTTATGATTACTTCAAAACTCATTGCCAATAAATTATTATTGTTGCGTTACTTAATGTGCTTACTTGTTGTGTTACGGGCTCGCCGCCGTCAACGCTTACGCTGATTTCAGTATCAGGCAAAACAAGCGTGTGTCCGGGCAAAACCTCCTCGCTGTACGTTTCATCGCTATTGACAACCAATGCAGGCGGGCAAGGGTCAACGTATGGGCCGCCGCCATTTTCAAAGTCGTAGTTATAGAAAGGAATGGCGCACCAATCTTGCAGGTCGAAAATGTTAAGCGTTAAATTCATTGTCCACCCTGCGATTATGTCGGCTTGGCGCTCTACAAATGGTTCTGTTGCGGGTGAGGTTGCGATTGTTAAATCCTCAAAGCGCTCTTGTCGCAAAGTGATGTCAATGTCGCGAAGGATTTGTAGGCAGTCGCTGTGTGTTTCCTGTACGCTTCGATTGTCGTCAGTGATATACTTGTCGCAAATGGTGATGGCTGCCGATACATTGACTGTCTTTTCTGAAATGCTACCCGGAAGCAATGTAACAACCATGAGCGGGTAGCTTGCTGGGGTATCTTGCGCAAATGCTTGGAAAAACTCACCAAAGAAAAAGCCGTTAATTTGCTTATGCTCGATTGCTATTATCTCGAGCTCCTTTGCTAGTTGGTTTATTGTCATTTCCATGCAAATACTTCTTTAATTTTTCAATGTTACGCGGCGAGGCTTTAAATGGCTTTAGTGCCAATTGGCGCGGTAACTCGTTTTCTCTTGCTTTACGTTCTCGTCCTTGCATTCGCAGTTAGTGTACAATGGGAATTTAACGCCGTTGTCATCTTTCAAATAGCCGATAAGGCGCTCTTTGTAAAAATAAGCATCTTTTCGTAAGCGGTCGCGAAGCGGATTTCGCTCAGTGTCATTCATAGCGTTAAAGTTCGCATCTTGCAAAGTACCTGTGCCGCGATTCATAACACGATCAGTTACCAAATCACACGCGCGATAGTCAACAAAAGCGATAAGGCATGGCAACACATACTCATTCATGAGCTCGCGATAATTCGCGTTCCATTCGTTATCCTCAACACGACGCAATAGTTCTTTGTAAAGGCAGGTATTTAAGGCAGGTTGCACGTTAATATCTTGCGCTCGTATGATTGCAATACTAATTAGCTTAGCATCTACATTTTGATGCACAATACCTCGGCGCTTTACCTCATCGACTGATACTAAAAACTTCATCTTATTTCTTTGTTACGATTGATTGAAACCAAAGGTGTCGGCACCATGGAGTAGTTACCTGCGTGTCGGGGTTGGTATAAAAACCGCCTCTATATTTCCATACATCGCGGTCAACACGCTCTGAAATGGTGTTTATTTCCTCACGCGTGTAGGCTTTGTTTAAAGCGATGAGCTGCGTGCAAAATTCACGGCTCCCGCTTTTTGCCTCGGGAACATCTGAGCGCACCTGATAGCTATATCGGATTTCAAACTCGGGAATTTCACCATCTGCTGAGTCAATTAAACGCTCGGCAAGCGCTGAAAGTTCGCCGTTTTTAATCAATCCCCAATCATTGAGCCGCGCAATTGACAAAGCAACGTCTTTGATTGTGCTACCTGTGGCCTCTGCGATGGCGTTTGAGTCCTCTCCATTATTCAACAAGCTCAAAATTTGCTTGTCAATGTCTTTCATTTCGGCTGAAATTTCGCCAATTGTAGCGAATACCTCATCATGTTTGGCAAATACGTCAGTCGCTAGGCTATCCCATTCAATTGGTAAACGCGCAAACTCTTCAAAATCTGCAAATGAATCGCCAAATTCGCCGAATACCTCGAGGTCTTCTTTGCTGAATGTGTGAGAATGCTTGCAACTTGAGAAGGTTACAGCATCAATACCCACCATTTTCTTAGCTGTGGCCTCATCAATTGACGGGAAGGAAGCTATAATAATTTCGGACGCACTTTCGGCGCTAATTTCACCCGTTTTGACCTTGGCAACTACATCAACAAGTGAAGCAATTTGAGCGCCATTAAGGGCGGTTTTTGAAACATCTTCAATTGGTGTTGCTTCGGTTGTTGTGCCTGCTGCATCGGTTGCGCTTGGGTTGTTTACCACAACGGTTGGAGCCCCAACGGCCGCGTTTGTAGCATCTTCAATCGGTTGGATTTCAACTAGCTTCACTTCGCCAACGTAGCCGCTTAGTTCTGCCATATAGTTAAGCATCCAATTTAAGCGCTCTTGGCGCTGCATTACATATGTCTTTTTGAAAACCTCGAATAACTGCGCGCTCTCGGCCGCATTAAACGAGCCTTGCTGCATTACTCCAAACAAAGTGGGGCTAACTACCCCGTGAGCAATTAAAATGTTTTGGAGCGTCGTTTTGCCCGTTTGGTCGTATCGCTTGTCTAGGTCATTGCCGTTGAGTTGCTGAACCAATGGCGCGCGGTCTTTGCTTTCGGCAAATGTGATAATGATGTCGCCAGCATTGTCAACTCCTGCGCTTTTCTCTTTGATTTGTGCAACCGCCTTGTTTATTTCCTCTTGCGTTTCTGGCACGCCGTCGGTCATGGTGATTAAGGTGCCACTTGAAAAGCTGTTTTGAACTAGGCTATTATTGTAGCGATTGAGCAGGTAATCTGTTTCGATGGCGTAAATACCCGAGAAATACGGCGGCTTCGGATAGGTTCCTAACTCTTTTTTGTTCTTTTTGACGGGGTCTTTGTAGAACAAGAAAAAAGAACCGGTTTTGTTTTTTGGGTCGTAAATCGGATAGCTTCTGTAGCCTGTTTTTTCTAGGCTTTGATTTTGAGCGTGCCAATCGTTGGACAAATAAACACGATCAATCTTCTCAGAAAAACGGCAGCTATCAATTGGTAAGGCTTCCCACTTGACCACCTTCGTGCCCTCCATGTCCCAAGTACCCTTGACGATAAAACCGCCAAAACCTTCGTAATCTTCAGTCATTGCATCGGCGACCTCTTCGATTGTGAAATCGCTATTTGCGTTGTCAAGAAATTCCTGCAAATTGCCGCTAATAATTTCAATGCCGCCGCCTGAGATGTAGCGAATCTTGTTCTTTATGATACCACCATGCACAGGCGAGCCCTCGCGCAATTCATTAATGAAAAAAGGCCAGTCGTTTTTTCTGCCCCACTTGACAAAGCCACCCTTGTCTTTTTCTTCAGTAGGCTTGGCCATTTGCTTGGCAAAATTGACCTTTTGTATCACATTCTTAATTGGTTTGCTCTCCGCCATATATGGTATTGGTTACGTCGTCTTGGTAAATGTCGTCGGCCGCTTTGGCTTCTTTTACAATTAGCCTGCCCACCTCTAATATTGTGCCTGACTGTTGTTCAATCACTCGATAAGTGTAGTCGCCTGTATAAGGAAACGTAACGTTTACACCCTCATCAATGATAAACTCATCGTATCGCTCAGGTGAAAGGCTTTCATTGCTAAGCACAACGGGCCCGACTTGCTCGGTGCTTTGATGGTGAGTAAACTCAAATACAAAAATCGGGTTAGTTTGCGTCGTTAGCTCCGTCGCTGTTACCACTATTTGGTTGGGTTCCCCCTTGTAAACTATCAGCATTTTTCGCGGGTTTTTTCTTTGTTTCGAATACGTCAAAGCCTAGCGCCTTATAGGTCGCCTCTTCACCTTCTTTGATTGTAAACCATTTGTTTACTAGGGGTGATTTCATTTGAATGCCTATGCACTCTTTTTTAATTTTCGCCATGATTTCAAAGGTATAAAAAAAGGCAAAGCGTAAACCTTGCCTTTTTGATTAGTGAATCAGTTTGATTAAGCTGCTTGAGCCAACAAGGTGGTGTAAAGCGCTGTTGCCATGTCCGGAACTTCGTTATCCTCCATAGATGTGAATACCAAAGTATGGCCATTGCGGTCGCTTACTGCCGTACCTGTGCCCGCCTCAGATGCTTCGCGCATTTGTAGGCCTTGGTCTAAGCCGAGTACAATGATTGAGCCGTTGCGCTTTTCAACAACCGCTACAAGCTCGTTTTGAGCAAGCAAATTGATTTCAGCGCGAAGCTCTTTAGTGTCGTTATTCAAGACGATTGTAAGCGTTTCTTCATAAAACAAAGCGCCGTTGTCATTAACACGTGGTGGATAAGTTGCGCTTGAAAGGTCGCGCTTCAATTTGTACAGGTATGTATCGCCTGTAACGGTCATCGCAGTAACCTCGTTACCTACTTTTGTAGGTGTGCCCGATATTTGCTCTTTGGTAAAGAATAAAACCGATTTGATACCGCCTTTTCCGTTGGTGCAAATCCTGTCATTCCAACCAGCTGTAAGTCCACAAGACATAGTTATTTAAATTTTAAGTGAGTAAATAAGGGGAGTTGCCTCCCCTTTGAATTTCAATGATTAGGCTGTGTGTAATTTAAATACGCCGATTTCGTTTGTAAACGGAACCTGTACACCGCCGCGCATTTTAGAGCGGATATAGAGCTTGTCGTCATCTTGTGAGTACCACAATTCGTAAGAAGCTGAATCAGTCGCTAAATCAGTACCGAATACAAAGTGTGAACGCTTACCAACAAATACCTCAGTTGCGCCAGCAAGACCCGGTGTTTTAACCACAGTCAAGTCAGTACCCGGGATAACAACCTCATTCATTGCAGCGATAGCCGCAGGTGAGTAATGGAAGAAGTTAAGGTCAACGAGGTTCTTCATCAACTTGTCAAAGTTGCCACGTGAAGTAAATGCGATTTTCTCATCACTTTCCATGATAGCATCGCTCATGTTTGCATAACATCCGTAGAAAATGTCGTAAGCGTTTGAAGTAGTGATTGCTGTAATGTCAGTTGGGTTCAAATCAATACAACCATTTGCAACGGTTAAGATGGTTTTGAAGCCATTGAACCATTGTAAGTTGCCTGTACCTGTTGAGGTGTTACCTTGCCAAATCAATTTATCCAATTGAACCGCATTCAAGCGCATTAAATAGTCAGTGATGGCAGCCTCGAAAGGGAGTTCTTTATCCTCAGCCATTGCACCCGGGCGGAGTGCTAATTGCGTCCAGAATCCGTCAAGGTCTTTGTTACAAAAGCCTTTTTTGAAACCGATTGCAACGGTTGTGATTTTGCGATCAGAAAAGACCGTGTCGCCTTGGTCAGTCATGTCGCAGTCAGCCGCCTGATAAATCACCTCATCATTGAGCAATTTGATATCTTGCGAACCTTTAACGCCCTCTTGAGTGCGAATGTAGTTCAATGTTACCGCTTCGCTTACTGAGCGTGTAACTAATTCAGCTTGTTGGTCGTCAACGTAAGCCGTTAAGTCTGATACGTCGTAATCAAACTTTGATTTAATGATGGATTTTAAAGAAGCCATTTTTGTTTGTTTTTTGGGGTTTAAAAATTATTTACGTTCTTGTTTTGCGGCATCAAGTAGCCTTTTTTGTTGAGCTGTAAACTTGCTCTCTTCACGCGTGATGCGCTGCGTTTCGCTGCCTTTGTCAGACGGCTTGCTAGCAAGTGCATTGAAGCGAGTTGTTAGAGTGCTCAACTCCTCTTTCAATGTCCCATTTTCAGCGCTCATAAGCTCTACCACGCTTTGCAATTCCTTAGCGGCAGCAAATAGGTTTGAGTTAGTCGCCTTAAGCTCAGCAATGGCCGCGCTCATTTGCTCGCCAGAGCTTTGAGCCTGTGCCCCTGTTGATGCTTCAAGGAACATTTGTACTACTCCGTTAGCGTCAACCAAGAAACGACGGCCGTTTGCGTCTTGATATTCACCTGCGGATAGTGTGTAAACATCGGTTGTTTCGCCGTATGTATAAGAGTAGGTAAGTTTCGTGCCAACCTCAATTGTATCTTGGTCGACATTCATTGACCACATTGATACTTGAGAAATCTCAGCGAAATGCTCAAGGGCTTTTTTACTGAATACTTCCGAGCCTTCGGCTGCGTTTTCTTCTTTGCTTTGCGCAACTTCCTCAATGATTTCAATGACAACGCCGTCAGCATCTAAAACGATACTCATGTTGTCCATCTCTACAAGTACGTGCGTTCCCTCTGGGGCAGGCACTTCGTTTTCGCCATCAACAACAAATACAGGCGTGCCGACTGTAAGGTCGCCTTCCCATTTGAGCAAGGTGCCATCCTCTAGGGTGGTCTCAAAAAATTTGCCAATCATTTTGGTGATGGTAGCAAACAAGGATTTAATTTTTTCGAATTTCTCTTTCATAAAGTTTCTATTTACCTATTGTGCTAAGCTGTTTTACAATTTGCTCTAAGCTGCTGATAAACGCATCTATTTCGGTTTCATGATTACTAAATCCATCCGACGTTTTACCGCTGTCATACAAGGCAAAAACGCCTTCAATTGAAAACCCTTTGAACTCACCATCTTTGGCGCGCTGGTAAACATCAGCGTCGGTGATTTTGTAGCTGCAAATTACGGTGCCGTCGGTCTCGTCTTTAAACCTTTCAGGCGCTGTAAAGCCTTTTGCTTCGTCGATAGTGTACAGCATGGTCATAAAAATGCCGTCAACTACTTGCTTGCCGTCGTGCTCAATGTTTACGTTGTTGAAATTGCCGCGACGTGCGTAGTCAAATACAATATCCTTAATCGCTTGCTTTCCAAATTGCACGTAGTATTCTTCTTTGGTCTTTGTGTCGTAGCGATAAATAGGGGTTTCGGCTGCTATCATTACACCCGTGATGCTTTGCTCATCGTCGTTAAACTGATAGTGCTGCTTTGAGCTGAAAGTCTCGAACTGCTTTTCGTGTGCAGGCGATTTGACAAGGCTGTTAAATGATACCGTTGTTTCGGGATCATTTAGATCGATGCCTATGTCGTAAAGTGGTAGGTCTCTTTTCATACTTATAGTGCTTTATTGTTGTTATCCAAACATTGATTTTGCCTCTTGCACAGCCACTTTATTGGCCACCTCGTTGAAGTCGTTGACCTCGAGCACAACAACCGAGGTAACTGATGGCGTGCTCGTTTGCGTATTGGTTTGCTGCATGTTTGTTTGCTGCGTATTCGTGCCGATACTAAAGCTCGAGGCTCCAGCTCCAACTCCGCTCGATACATTCGGCGCCTGTGGCATTGTGCCGGCTTGATATTGCTGTGAGGCAACTGCTGCGGCTTGGGCGATGCCAATAGCCGATGCTGCTGCAATACCAAAAATTCCCATAGGTGAAGGTGGCGGCCCATAAGTTGCAATAGCCTTAGCGATAGCGCTTGCCGTGTCGATAGCGATTTGAGCGATACGTAGCGCCTTGTCTCTTTTGAATTGCGCGCGCTTAATCTTGTCCTCTTCTTGAAATGCCTTTAGGTCATTTTGATACTTGAGCTTTGCGTATTTGTCATTTATTGATTGCTTTTGCTGTTCGGTTAAATTTTGTTGCGCAAGCTCCGTTTGCTGTTGCTGATTAAGCACCTCATTTTTTTGAGCCGTTGTTTGCTTGATTTCATTCAGGCGATTTTCCTCCGCAACTTTAACAAGGTCATTGATAGCGTTTAGACTATCAAGCACCCTTTGCGCTATGTCAATCATATTTTGAACGGATGCCAGCTTTTGCTCAAGAGTTTTTTTATCTTGCTCTTTAATAGCGTCATTCTTTTTCTTGTTGATTTCTTCAACCTTTTTAGCATGCTGTGCCTCGAGCACCTCGATGCCTTTTTTATGTTCTTGCTCCGTTAGTATTTTGTCCTTTAATGCTTTGTCAAGTGCTTTACGTTCTTCAGCTTGCGCGTCTTCAAAGTTGCGTAGTTCGAGCTGGTATTCGTCCATTATCAATTTTTCATACTGCACCATCAAAACAAGGCGCTCTTTTTCGGTTTCTTCTGTTTCCTTTAGCTTCTTGTCGTCGGCCTCTTTTTGTTTAGCGTAGGCTTCGTTTTGGTATTTTAAATTCAGGTCGTTTTCAGCATTCATTCGAGCGATTTCTAAATCCTGAACTTGCTGCGATTTAGCGCCGTAATGCTTGGTTGCTAAAGCAATTTCCGCGGCGTATTTATCTTGAATGGATTTAAACTCTTTTTCTTCAGACGTCATAGTTAATGTTTGCGCATCGGCTAAAAAACCCTTAATTTGCGCAAGTTCTTCATCTCTTTTTTTCTTGCGCTCTACCGCACGATCATTTGCTTTCTTAACCGCCTCAGCATTTGCCACTTCAATGGCATTTGCGTTATCTGTATTAGTTTTGTATTGCTCTTTAATGTCTTTGTTTCCGTCGGATATAAACTTTTTCAAGTCCTTTGCTCGCTTGCTATCAGCATCTCCCAGCTTAATTAACATGGCTAACTCTGCTCTGTAAGCCTCTTGTTTCACTTTTAGCTCGGCTAGTATGGCCCGACCTGTTTTAAGCATCTCAGTGCGTTTCTTTTGCTCGAGTGCTGTTGTGTCTTTGCCTGCTGCTTTGGCCATGTTGATTTCATGGTCATAGCGGGCAGCTATTTTACTTTGCTCGCGGTTCAATTCATTGACGCGCAGGTCGGTTTCCTTTTTAGTGTAATTACTGCGCGCTTGGCTGTTCTTTTTATTCTTAGCTGTTACGTCATCATCCACAACGCCAAAGAATTGCAGAACCTTGGTAACGCCTGAGAATTTACCAATTACGGACACAACCTTTTCAAAGTTTGCAATAAGCAAACCAACACCCACAACTAGCGCGCCGATGCCTGTGGAAAGCATAGCGATGCGAAGCAACTTCATAGCGCCCGTTGATTGACCTACTGCGATTGTGTAAAGCCTTTCCCAAGCGGTGCGTAATTGCAAGCCTAGCACGCTTTCTTTATTGAGTGCTACCGCAATGGTATTTATTGAGTTGGCTACTCCCTGCACGGCTTGCAGCTTAACCATTGTTTTCATGAGGTTTTCATTCTCTACACCCGTCAAGGCAATAGCGCTTTGCACACCCTCGAATACTGCCGCTCCCGTTTGCACGCCCATGATTGCGGTGTCTAAGCCTACAAAATCAGAACTTAAGGCAGTTGTTTGGCTGCGAATGTCGCCCATTCTATCGGTAAGGGTTGCCGCTGCCCTAATGGCATCTTGACCAATTGGCGAGGCGTCGCCTGCTGCAATGGCGATTGATTGGTATTCACGTACAACCTTGCCAAGTTGACGCATGGAAAGACCGCCCGCCTCTACCTTTTTGTTGAGCGCATCGAGCTGTTTTGCAAAGTCATCTGTTGCGGTGCTATCGTTTAGATTGCTTTGGGTCTTGTCAATGTCTTTGTTTAGCGTATTGAGCGCCTTATCAAAGTTGTTTATGTCGTTAATTGTGTTGCCCGTGTCAACGCGCACGGTGTAAACTGCTTGCTTATCTGCCATTATAGTATGTATTTAAGTAATTCGGTTTTTGTGCTGTTGTCATTTGTTGGATTGTAGTCCTGAATCTTTTGTAGGCGGTAAGCAACACCGTCTAAATTCAGCAAATAGCGGAAATCTAAGCCGTAAATATCCGCCTCATTCCATCGCATCGAGCATTTGACTAGACGGCCATAGCGCGAAACAAGTTCTTTCAAGAACTGCTCATGATATTGGTAAAGATTTGCTTGCGGCAACGTTGCGCTATTCCAATAAAGCACGTCAGGCACGCCAAAATTGAGGTCAAAAGTTGGGCTTGTTACTTGGTCTAAATGTCCAACGTATGGATAAACGCTAAAAGCATTAGTTGCCCCAAGTTCGTCAATAACATTAAAGTCAGCAACCTCAAAATTTCCTTTGCCTACCTGAACAATAAAGGGCTTGCCTTTTTTGGGCGTTACAGCTCCGTTTGATACGGTAAAGTTTCTCGGTACAATTAAACCCGTATAGGCACCATCGTCAAAAGGAATATTTGCCATGAGCTTTTGCGCAAATGGTAGTTGGTATGTGGTTGTGCTATTTGCAAGCTGGCTATCATTGACCAACTCAAAGTAGCCGAATTGCTCACCAAATTTATTAAAGTAGTCAACATTGAAATAGTCATCGTCTTTTTGCCAGAGGAACTGATAACGCTTTGAGGCTATATTTGCTGAAGGTACGATTTCGATTTGCTCGCTTTCATCTAGCTTATGCGTAACAATAAGCGCTTCATTGCTTGGCTTGTAGTATTCAATCAGCGGCTCAATCAGCAGTTTTGTTGGCTCGAACTTATCAGGCGATACCAAAAGATTAAACATTTTGACAAAGCCGTTAAAGAAATCAGCCGCGCTCATGTCAGGAAGTAACGCGGATAAATACACCGTGCTGCCCGGCACGATTTGAGCAACCGCCTTTTCAAAATTGACAAATGTGTCAATACTTGACACCTTAACCGAGTAGCTTATATTTTGTCCTGAAAAGCTAGCGAGGTCTATGCCTGTAAATGCCATGATTAGGCGAAGCGATACACGCACCTCATCATTAATCAGTAAGTTCATTTGTCGCGAGTAGTCAAAGTCTATGGTAAATGATTGGCTTAGTGCTGTGGAGGTAATCGGACCCGTATAAACATTCTCAATTGCAAACACAGTGTTATTCTTGTAGATGACCGCGCGTAGTGTATAAGTAGCATTTACACCTACAATTGTGGCGCCTGCTAAATCAAAATCTAAATCAATGACATGGCGGCCAAAGTAATGGAAATTAAACAAGCCTCGAACTGCCGAGCGAAACAACGCAGGCACTTCACTAACCATTTGTGATCGTATATCTTGATTGACAAATATATCAATCGCATCCGCAAAAGTAGCCGTGCCAAAACTCGGCACATATTCAGGTGTCCCGTTGTTGTCTATAATTTGAACACCGCCAACTTGTTGAGCTTCTAAAATATATGCACCTGCTGAAATTTCAACATTCAGCGCGCTATCAGTATCGGCTTGCGCTGGGCTTACGCTTGGTAATTCTCCGCCTTGGTAAGCAATTGCAAGTCTTTTGAATAGATTAGATTCTAAAAAGGCGCTTTCCCAAGTCAAGCCAACTTTAGCAAAAATCTTTTGCATTATCCCGTAGCAAAAAACCTGCAAAGGAAATTGCTCAACACCAAAGGTATTGGCATTGATACGCGGAAATCCGTAATCAATAAGCCCGTAATAGTAGCCGACCCCATCCCATGCGCCCCCAGTGTTAATTGATTGAGAGCCGCCGTTTATTTGATTAAAACCCGCCCAAGTTTCAGAAACATTTGCTATATCCAAAATGTGGTCGTATTCCGAATAATCGAGCTCATTTATTTTGAACTCGCCCATCTTGGCCACGTAGTCAATTATCTCGCTTACAAGAGTAATTTCAAATGTCCAAAAGCCGTCGTTGCGCTTGCAGGAAAGTAGCTGTGCGGTGCCGTTGAATTGCAGTAACCCTTTTTGATATACCTGTGCAGTCGCTTTGATTGTAGGTTCAAAATCAATCAATCCGCTTTGCTGCCCGTTTGGGTTTTCAACCGATGTCAATTGAAAGACGCTGTTGAATATCGCCTGATTGATTGACGTTCCGGGCAGCGTAATCGTTTTAGAGCTCGCACCGCTTCGCTTTGAAAGGTCAGTAAGTTCTGATACGCTAAACGAAAAAGGAAATGTAGGTCGCTCCGCAAGCTGTACAAGCTGCCCATTTATGTAGAGTTCAGTGTCCATTAGTTAAGCTGGCTTTGGTAGGTGTAAGTACGCTCAAGTGTTACTTGCTCTTGAATCAACCCGTTTCGCTTGCGGGTTTTGAGTTGATAGCTAGTATTTGTAACCTTGACGGGTTTAAATCCGTTCGGGGTTTCCAAATAGACCTTAGGGCTTTCAAATAGCGAAGCCACTAACCATTGCTGCACCTCAGGCGCTATCCAATCGCTGTTGAGTAGCATTTGCCCCGCTGATTGTTTGGAGGCTGTTACATTTTGCCCCTGATAAATAGGGTAGGTGTGTGCGCCTTCAATCCACGCGCCTTTGTTTCTTTCGTAATCTTGAGCTGTAACCTCGGCGCTTTCAACACTATCCATTTCAAAACTGAATGAATCCCATACGCCAAATTTATTGAGCCAGTGCAGGCGCCTAATTGGGTAACGCTTGCAGTCGAAATCTAACCAAAATGCAAACTCTTCAGAAAAGCCCGTGTTAAGACCTGCTCCCAAGCCTTGCGCCTGTATCGTATAGTATGCCGAGTTTTCAAAATCAGGAGTTGTAATACTGGTATTTGCCACAATGGTAGCAGGCGAGCAGTCGATAACTACAAGCTCATTTGTAAGGATATTGACCGTGTCAGTTGCAACAACACTATTTGCAATATTATAAAGGGTATAAACGAAATTGATGTTTTTTGCCAACGAAAGCAAGCCTAAAAATGCGCGTTGGTCTAAGCCAACAAACGCTTTTTTGCTGCGAGGCCAATACGTCAAGAAATCAACCGTGTTTGGGAAGGCTGTAAACGGATTGCTGCGCGAGGCATCGTAATTTCGATAGTCCCAATTAATGAAGTCTATATGATTGAGCGCCGCGTTTATCGCAATAAGGTTTGGAGCTGTGGCTGTACCCATTAAAATAGGCGGCGTGCCGTATTTCTCATACACCTTAATGCTCACTTTTGCGAAGGCCTCAAAGTAGTTGGTAAGCAACGCGCCGTCAGTAATTAGGTTTGAATTTAAGTAGCTGCGCAATACCCCTTCGGCATTAAATTTACCCCCGTCAACAGTTTCTAAAAATGTTTCATGCGTCGAATGATACACGCCGTTTATGTACAGCTCAACAATAAAACTGAAATTAGGCTGCGCCGCTTCGGTGCTGCTAAATGTCCATTCGTAAGGATTGCAACCGGGCGCTACTCTTTGAGGACCCTGTGTTAATGTTATTGCCATGTGTTTGTGTTTCTTTCAAATTTTACGTCAAATTGTAAGCCTGTGAGCGCGGTAAGGTCATCACCTATGCTGGTGAGTAGTTCATCAGTGAATACCATTTCAGTGATACGCTTTGCCTGTAAGCCGTGCCGCTTTATGCTGTATGCTGTTGCGTATGCTTGGCGCATATCGCCGCCTTTCCATCCTTGAATAGCTTTCGCCATTATGGAGCTCACGCCAGCATAACGAAAGGAATAAGGCGAGCCTTTCATCTGAGGCCTGCGATACGTGTAACCCTCTTTAGTGGGCAAGGCATTGACACCCTCATCAACAAAATTATAGTAGCTATCGGCTTGGATTTGAAAAGACAATACGCCAGTTGGGAAGTAGGCAACCGATTGAGCGAGCGCGCCTGAGTTGCTGGCTTTGGCTAGTATGGCCTCGCGTAACTTTTGCGTTACATCGTTTGCGATTCCAAGTATCAGCTTTTCATACTCGCTTTGTGGAGCTGCATTGCCTGTTATCCCTAAATCGCTAAGATTGACCATCAATTATAGTGCTGCGCTGTTGTTTGATGCGGAGGTAGTTTTGCCAAAAAAGAAACTTTTGATAAGGCATGGCGCCGATTTCTGCAACGGGTATGTTTAACTCTTGCGCCACCAAGACAAACGAAGTCGTGAAATGATACCACGCATCTTCATTGCCCTTTGCCTCTTCTTTAGGAGCTTCTCGGTCGTATTCGCTGCTATCCTCATCCTCGCTATCTGAATCCCCGAAATAGCGAGCTTCCAATCTTCGTAATTCGACAAAAAAAAATTGTAGAAGTTCCAAAATTCCTCACCATCAAAATGCTCCGCAAATAGTTTCTCGCGCCTTTCGTTTGGATTTACGACCTGTTGGTGTGCGTCCTCTTGGTGATAGCTCATGCCTTGCTCAACGTACATGATAGCAACTAGCCTTTCAGGGTGTGTGTACAGGCTTTCAATGTCGAGCAGCTTCGCGTCAATGATTTGACCCGTTGACCATGCGCCAAAGTTGGGTGTAAACTTAAACTTTTGGCCTTTGACCTCTATAAGCTCGCGCGGCTCTTTGTATTTGTAGGTTGATAGCAAGGTGATATAGTGATCCGAAATCTGCAACACGTCGTCAACGTCAATGCGCCTCGCTTGATTCATTGGGATTTCAAGCATGATTGCGACAACTTGGGTGCGAAATTCTAGGTTTTGCAGCAAGGCTGTGAATTTTCGGTCATCAAATCCCTCGAGCAATTTAAGCCACATGGCTATCTGTCCGATTTTGATTTTAGAAATTGAGGCTTTAAATTGGTGTGTCATGCGAATACATATTTGGCGCGTGTTCGTTTTTCTTTAAGCGATTGATTTGCTAAGGCTAAAGATATGACACTATCGTCGTGCATTCCCTTTGGCGCTGAATATTGAACATTACGCGTTTTGTTGTTATAGACAAAGGTAAAATTTTCGAGCTCATCAATAAGCCAATCCTTGTCGAGAATCTGAATCGACTTATCTTCAAACGCCACGGCCAAATCTTCAATCATTATCGGTTTTGTTTTGGTGCTGGTTACGTGTGGATAGATTAGGTTACGGCATTTCTTTTGCAGCATTTCATAAAACACGTCTCCTTGATTGTTGACCTCAACGGCGGTCATTGCGTTGTATTGAATGATTATAGCGGCTACCTTGTCGATGATTTGTGTCCACTCCATTTGACGCCAACGCTCGCAGTAAACCATTTGCTTTTTGTCGTTGAGTATGGATAGCACCGTGTAGTCATCCGCTCGGCCGATGTCAAGGCCTGCGAAGTGCTTGCCTTTTTCACCTATGCCAATACAAGAACGCACGTTCTTAAAGATGCCCGCGCCGTCATCAATGAACTCAGCAAGGTATTCTTGTCTGAAAATGTGCTCAGGCAGCGAGGCGCGGCGCTCATCAATTTCAGCAGGGTCAATCATGGGGTTATCATACGAAGTGAACGTAAATGATTTATAACGCTCATCGTAATTCGGCCGCATATACAGGCCGTGAAAGTGGTTCTTTCCTTTTGGGGTCGATATGAAAAGCACCTTTTTGCCTTTGACAAGTACGGTTGCACTCAATACCTCATCCCACAGCTCCTTGCGTGTAAATGCCGTCTCATCAATTATCAGGTAGTGAAATGTATTGCCTCGAATGTTATCCGGGCGCTCACCCGAAAAGAACTGAATCTTTGAGCCCATTCCCTCAATCAGCAGCTCCGATTTGTTGAAGTTAAACAAGCCGCTATTTTGGGTGTATTTCTCGAAATCCGAAAAGACTTTCTTTGATTGCTTGTAAACGGGAGACACCCAAGCGATGTCGCAGCCTGCATCATTAATGGCCCAGTAAAGCATTTGATTTAAGCCAAGCATTGATTTGCCGAACTGCCTACCGATGTTGAGCGTGTAGTATTTAAACGGCTCGTTATTGATTGAGTCGTGTATCAGGCGCTGTTTTTCATGCGGTTTGTAGCCTTTTATGGTTGCCATTAAATGTCGAAGTCGAAGTGGTCAACGTTTTTAGTTTCAATTTGTTGGCGGTCGTGCATGCCTAGGCGATTCTTTGCGTAAAAAATACCTTTGCCTTCATTGGCTACGATGTCCACGGCAATAGCTTTCATTTGAGCGTCGATGTTTTTTATAGTGTGGCTTCGCTCACCTTCGTCATCTAGCCACCTGTACCATGTGCGGCGGTCAAGTAAAGGCATCCCCACTTTCTTGGGAATCCAAATACGCAAGAAATAGTCAATAGTAGGGATATGCCTATCGAGCAAGCTAACAACTCGGCCACTAGCTGAAACGTGTTCTTTGGTGTTCTCGATACATTCTACCGCGTAGTTCCACCCCAAGTCTTCTAACAAGTCGAGCTTTTCGATTATTTGAAGCGCCATCGGTTTTAGCCTTTTTACCGCGGGCTTTATAACCGATCTTGATTTACTCGCTGGCTTTGTCGTTGCCTTCGCTTTCGTTGTTGTTTGCGCTTTGGCCATCCGTCAAGATTTTGATTAACTCATCTTTTTTCGCGTCTTTTGCTAACTCGATGCCGAGCTCTTTTGCTTTGGCTTTTGCAAGGCTTTTGAGCTTCATGAAATTCATGCCGTCAAACTCGGTGTTCACGATCATGGTATCGGCTTTTTTCTTGGCTGCTTTTTTGGTTTTTGTAGCCGCGTTGACACGGTGCATTGCTTGAATAACACAGGTGCCGCAGTCAATGTTGAGTGTTGAGCCCGTGAGTTCTTTGTAATGGATTGCCAGCTCTTGTTTGAGAGGCCGAGACATATTGGCGCTGCCAAACTTGCGGAAAAATTCGAGCTTTTCGAGTAGCTCAGGCGATAGGGATAGTGTTACGCTCATGGTTAAATGTACTTTTTAAGTTTTACTTCAAGTTTTGTGCCTCTGATTTTACGACGCAAGGCGCGGTCGTTTTTTAGCTCAATGATTAGGATGGCCCCAATTGATGACATGATACGGTCTTGGTCAGTGATACGGCGATTGCGTCTCATCAACACGCGAAGCCCTTTAATTATTAAACGAAGTCTCTTCATAAATCAAGTATAATGCAGCGCCAAAATAGGCGGCGAATGCGTTAAAAAATATCATTTCGTTGGCGTCAACAAAAAGATAGTAGCAAAGATAGTAAACAACTGCCATCCAAAACGAAAGGCAAGGCAAGCAGGAAAAGGGCTTAAAATTCAGCTTCCCTGTTGCCCTGTACCAATTGAATATCGGAAGCGCCGCTCCGATTGCTGCAAAAATCCCTAAAATCATTCCTAAATTGCTTTATGGCATTGCACACAATGTCGTGCCTGATGCCTGTTAAACGTTCAATTTCGCGGTAACTCATTGATTGAAAGACAAGTTTAGCGATTTCTTTGCAAAAAAACTCGTTTTCCGTTGCGCTTTCTTGGTCAAAGTATTCGTCAAGCAGCAGCCCGTAGTGGTTATCTTGGTATTTTTCCTCTATTTTTTCATAGTTGATTTGGTCAATATCAAGGTTATAATTGGCGTATTGCTTATTGAATGCGCTATCTTTCCAGGTGTATTGATTATTTGCCCAGCGTGCAAATGTAGCTGGTAAAGATTGTGGCACTATGCCTTTGTCATGGAGCAAAATATAGACGAAAGCAACGAGGTCGCGGTGTATGTCTCGGTTGCCCGTGATTTTTTTGGCTATGTCATACGCTTCTCTATTCCAAAATTCCACACTCAAAGGTAAATAAAAAGCCAATCCGATTGAATTGGCTTTGAGGTTGTTACTTATTTCTATTGCGAAATTCATAAATTATTCGCGTTGCTTTTTGAAGTGAAATATATTCAATAGGAACGCCACAAACAAAAATCCTGAGCTGATGCGTTTCAATATCCCATTCAATAATGAACTCCTTCGATTCAAAATTGACTAGGAAATACGGATAGCCTTTTTCTTTTTCAAACGCTTCATCGTTTGCTTGTTGTCGCTTAAAACCTGCTTTTATTACTTGGTCAAATGTTGGGTGATAATTTTCTTGTTCCATTTTACTTGGTTTTTAGATTACTTATTCTTTTTCATATACTCATCAATCAATCCCATGGTTTGCGCGCTGATAGTGCCCTCACCTGTCAAAAATCGGCCAATAGCCTGCATATTGGTGTAGCCGAATGAGCTGCAAATAATCCACGGGGTCGTTTGCTTTTGTAAACAATAGCGCTCCATTTTTTTGGCGAAGCGCTTTTCGAGTTTGGTTTGGGTCATTCCTCAATTGTTTCGGTTACACTTTGGAAATAGTCCAAAATTTTGGTTTCTACTATGGAGTTGATTTCAGGCTCAAACATAAATACCTCCGCATTGTATTGCATAGCTATTTCTTTAGCCATTTCAATATTTGACGCGTTCACCAGCATTTTCATTTTGACTTCTCGGTCGTCAATATCGGTATGAATTTGCTTGAGTAAAAAGAACTTTTCAAATTGATTTTCTTTGTCTCCAATGATTTCATCAACCATAAATTTGTCCATCTTCATGATCGTGAACTCGCCTTTAATCATGGAGCCTAAATGCGTGTAAACGTTAGCCTCGCAGTCGGTAAATGTGTGGCCATCGAATAGGTATTGTTCAACAACTCGCTTGAATGTGCCGTTATCGAATTGCTTGGTGTAGCTTACTTTGGTTAAAAATGTTTGTTTCATTTTACTTATTTATTTCTTTGTTAATGATTTCTACTATTGTCCACGCGGTAAATGTAATACCTGTAAGCAGCCAAATCCAATGACGCGCACCCCAATGCCATGTAGAGGAATGGTGGTCATCTGCTCCGTATTGACACCCTATGTATTCATTCGATTTGTACTCGTGATAAATAACATGACCACCTTTACATCTCCAGTCTCCAAAAAGTTCATGATTAGATTCCGGAACGAATGATGCAAAAAACATCATTACGAAAATTGCGAAAATCTTTATTTTGTTTTTCATTTTGTTAGTCTTTAAAAAGTGTGTAAATACCCATGTACAATGCCATGAAAAAGCAAGTTTTAAGTAATGCTAGCCCCACTGAAGGAAAACAAATTGCTAAAAATACTATGATTGCTGTGATTCCCAAAAAAGCAATTGTTTTTAGATGTGCTTGTTTTTGTTTCATAACTCAATTACTTGGTTTTTATCAGCGCAAATAGTCGGAATCCCGAAAGCCTTTTCAGTGTCCTGAATGAAGCGTTTTTCATCCGTATATCCATCGCTGAGGTGGATTAAAATGATTTGTTTGCACTCGCTTAAATCGAGCGTTTTTAGGGTTAATAAAGCTGTTTGAAAGCTCATATGCGAGCGAAAGCGGCGTTTGTTGACAAAGTCATCTGCTTTGCCTTTGATGACCTCCTCGCAATAGTTTGCCTCGATCATTACGCAGGTGAATTTGAACCATGAGAAATCAAATTGCAGCTTGTAGTTATCGGTAATGAAAAGTATCTTTTCATCAATGATAAAGTTAAGCGGTTCGGCCGCGTCGTGATTGGCGGAAAAACATTTGAATGGACCTTTTACACATCCATGAAAAAATGGGTATTGCCTATCCTCAGGGCTCACCTTAAGCGCATCGTAAGTGCCAACGCTTGCATACATCGGAATGCCTGCGCCCACAACTTGTTTCCATGCTTTGGAGTGGTCACCATGTTCATGACTCACAAGGCACGCTTTGATTCTAAGCAAATCAAAACCAACTGCCTTTTGAATCTCCGAGAACTTTACACCGCACTCAACTAAGAGCGCGGCGTTGTTCTTTTCAATGATATAGGCGTTGCCCTTGCTGCCTGATGAAATAATGTTGATTCTCATTACTCAGGGAATTCCGCAGGTTCGTCAACGGGGCGCGCTTTTTTCAAGGTAGGCTCAGGCGCTTCACTGATTTCAAAGGTAATCGGTTGGCTTGCTGTGTCCTCAACAATTTCGTGCTTAATGTCAATAGTTGGTGCCTCGTCGTTTTCCTCATCGTAACCGCCAACCAAGATAACATCGGTCGAGCTATTGATAGGTGTTTTGCAAGCGCGGTTAATGACCGTCTTTTTGGCCATTTCCTGCGTGAAATTCTTGTGAGCTGGCGAGTTTCCTTTAGGCGCGCCTTGGTTCCATGCTGCGCGAATTTCGTCCATACTCATGATAGTCGCATCGGTCGTGCCATCTTTGTAGATTACAATTGCGTAAGCAGCTATAATCTTATCGTTAGCAATGTTGGCTAGTTTTTGATCGTGCTTATAGATTACTTGGCGCCCCGTTTTCACGTCAATGCCGTACTCGAATAAGTCATTTTGATAAACGACAACCGCGTTTACTTCTTTGACCTCAGCCACTCGTTTAGCCAAAGCGATTGAGCCCTGATAGCTGCGAATCCAAGTGAGCTCCTTATCGTAAGGAATAAAATACCCTTGCTTTTTAAGCACGCTTAGACCCTCGACAACCATTTTCAAAAGCGCCTGCGCAATACTTGTCTTTGAACAATACTGCAAAGCGTTGCTGCCGTCCTTTGTTTTTAACTCGGTTAAGACTAGCATTGCGCCTTTGAGCGCGTTCTCGGGTGAGTAGTCTTTTGGGATTCTTAGCTCGCCTGATTTCTCAAAGGCTTGCACTTTTTGGAGCACCTGTGTAGTGATGTCCTTTTCTGCCACTGCTGGCTGTGTTGTTGTACTCATTTTATTTGGATTTAAAATTTTAACAAATATAAGTATTTATAGTGGATTATTCGGTTTTTAGTTCGTATTCTTGTAAAAAATCCTCAGCTGTTTTCATCATTCCCGCCATTACATTATGTGCATATTCATTTGCAAATTCACATTTTTGAGCTCTCTCAATATCCAAGCATTCTTGAAATGAATTACCTAACAAGTAGGCGTTATTTGCGCCTGTTATTAATTTCTGTTCAAGGATTTTATCCATGAATTGGTCTACTGCTGTCTTCATTGTTCTTGTTGTTTAGTTATTCCGTTTTTAATTAGTTCTTGCTTTAAGTAATATCTCATACAATCTTCTTTACTACCTTGAAAGTGAACACTTGATTCATCTTCACTTACTACTTGATACACATCATTGCTTGGGTAAAGGCTAACTATTTTCATTGTTCTTGTTGTTTAAATGTTATATACTTTTTCAATTACAAAACAACCCTTTAACCTTCCTATTGATCGTATGGCATCAGATTCTTCCATAAATGATTTAGAATTCGTAAAAGAACCCCATTCCTCATTGTATGATAAGTATGTATTATCTACTAGATTTTTAATTACATAAAATATTCTCATTGTTCTTGTTTAAAGGTTTCGTTGTAGTATTGTTCTACTTGGTTATAAGCCATAAGAATATCTG